CGCATCCCCTCGCGCTCGCGGTCGCGGAAGAAGGAACGCACATAGGCCAGCGGGATGCCGAACCGTGCCACCTCGTCGCCGCGCCGCACGCTCATCTGCACGCCAGACATCGCCGACGCAGCGAACGCCCGCACCGCCGCGAAATGTGCCGCAACGTAGGCATCTATCCCACGTGACCCGCTCATGTCCTTAAGTCCCGGCGGCACAATGAAATGCCCGTGGTGTACCGAGCCGCCGCTCTTGAGCGGCTGGTAAGTAGACATTTTCATCGGCAGAGCAGCCACCCGGCCGTCGCGGTCAATCCCGACGTAATAGTGAAACCCCCACTCACCTGCCTGCGGCAAGCGGCGCCGCTCCTCCTTGGTGAACACATCCCGGCTGAACGAAATCTCGGTGTGGTCGTAGAGCGTCCATTTCCACGGCGCTGCGACCACGATGTTACGCCGCCGCTTTTCGTAGAGCTGGAAATCAAGGAACGCTGGCTTGTCGGACAGCACGAGGTCGCGCGCCTCCTCACGCGATCGGGTCATAAACACCCCGATGCAACTCGGCAGGTTCTCGTGATCGACCACCGGCACATCGGTGATGGCGCGGCGCAGAACTGTCAGACTGTCGAAGCACAGAGGGACGCCGACCCGACTGAAATAGTCATAGGCTGACCGGTGCGTTTTCTTGAGTTGCCGGAATATCTTGAAATAGTCTTCAAGCCCGACCAGTAACTCGCCCAGCGTGATGCCGCTGATCCGTTCGTCACCTTCGAGTTGCCGCGCCCATTCCGACACCCCCTTGTGTGGCACCGGCGGTGGCTTGGCGTACTCGATCGTCTCTTCCTTCAGCGCATGAGCGACAATCGCCGGGCTGTAGGGCATCCTGGAGACGCCGCCAGCATCGCGCATGCAGCCATGCCATAAACCGATCCAGGCTTGCTGTGCGGCGGCCGCCAACTGCTGTCGCTCCGCAGCGATCATGCCGGAATCGCTCATGCCATCACCGTCGCGCGCAGATGCACGCCACATTCGCGCAGCGCCGCCTCCACGTCCCGCACAGATCGACACGCCATCACCTCGGCGCCACAGTGGATCAGCTTCTGCATCATCTGCTTCTGTGCCGCGCTAAGTCGGCCCGTGCGCGTCTTCAGCTCGATGAACAGCGCACGACCGTGATGCACGATCGCCAGGTCCGGCACGCCGGCACGAACGCCAAGGCCAACCAACCGTGCCGCCGCTTTGTTGTGCCGCTGGCCACCGTTCGGTACGTGGTAGAACACCGCATCGTCCGGCAGCGCGATCCGCAGGAACTGCACGACGCTCCGATGTAGGTCGTCTTCCTCGTGCCGCCGTGGCGCCGGTTCCGGCACCTGACGCACCCACGCCCCGCCTGGCACGCCGAAGGGCAGGCGCCCGCTCATGCGCGCCACCGCTCGGCGGATTTGCAGGTGGCGCAGACCCAATTTCCACGATGCTCGGCCGCGAACTCGCGCCGGCACTGCAGGCAGCGGTGCTGCACGACCGGCGCCACCGCAGGCGGCTTCCAGTAACGCCAGCGATCGAGCGCCTGGGCGACGGCGTTCTCCGACATGCCGAGCCGGGCAGCGACGGCGGCGCGCGTCTCACCGGCAGCGACTGCGAGGATCGCCTCGGCCACGCGCGGGGTGGGGCTGTGCTGCAGCTTCATGCCGCCGCCTCCGCCGCCGCCGCGAATAGTTCCAGCGTCGTCGGCCTGTCGCACCACTCATCCCAGGCAGCAGTCACGGCGCCGGAACCTGGAAACAGATCGTCCAACTGATCGCCGGGTTCAGCGCCCAATAGGTCAAAGACCCACCGACAAAACAATCGAGGCTTGGCGCCTTGGAACCCACGTTTCAAGGTGATGTTGCAAGCGACCCAATCGCGCGTCGTCTGTTCCGATCGCCCACGTTTCCGGCCGCCCCGGAAGATCACCGGCTCCCACGCATAGGCAACGGGAACGCCTGGCTTGAATGACGCGAATGGCTTCACCCATGATCCAACGCGAACGTCGTCCGGGCACATCGGTAAGATAGTCCGGAGCGATGGCGTATGCAGTGATAGTGCCCAACCATCAGGATAGTCGGCGGACAGTCGGGCTATGAATGCCCGATGCGTTTCCGGGTCGTCCCAGATGCCAGCCTCGGGGTGCATGCAAGCATAGAAGCGAGCCAGTCCGAGGTAGGGAGGATCAGCATATGCGAACCGCATCATGCCGCCGCCTCCGCGCCACGAGACGGCCGACGAACCCACGCGATCTCCTGGTGTTTCCGACAATAGGGGCCATGACCCGCCGTAGCCGCCCCGCAGAAGCGCCAGGGCTTGTCGTCCGTCATCGGCCACATGCACCCGTCCGTTCGCGCCGCGCGGGCTGGCGGTGGCTGTGGCGGGGCCGGTGGCGTAGCTGGCGGTGCCGGCGGACGCCCGGCGAGCGATGCGCGCTGCTGCGGCTCCAACACCACCTTGGGACGCGGCGGCGGCTGGGTCTTCGCATGGTGCGGGCGAGGCCTGGGTGGCGGCAGCGGCTGGCCGGGATGCACACCGAGCGGCGATGGACGCGGCGCCAGGCCAAGCCGGCGGGCCTTGCCGATCACCGCGTTCTTGCCGACGCCCAACTCGTCGCCGATCTCCCTGGTGCCCATCCCCTCGGCCCAGAGCACGCGCAGGCGCTGCGTCGCGGCGTCCAGCCACTCGTGGCTCTGTGGCGCGCGGTTCCTCACCGGTCCAGCCTGGTCAGCACCGTGCCGATACCGGCCGCGACGACGATCCCGAATAGGAACCAATAGCCGAGCGCGCTGAAGAGCCAGTTCACAACGCCACCAGATGTCGGCTGATCCGACAAACTGTCTTGACATCACCGAAATGGTGACCGATTGATTCCTGCGACATGTCAGGCCGCCACCACACAGACCGATTTGGGCAGTTGCCGCAGGAGCCTGGCGGTGATCCCGAGCTTTTTGGCCAGCCTTGTCGCTTCCACGTCGGGCCAGTATTTGGCTGGGATGCCACGACGCGCCCAATGACACGCCATCGCCGGCCGGACCCCGATCGCCTCGGCCAGCACCGCATAGCCGCCAAATGCCTCGATAACGTCGCTGTGTGACCGCATGGCCAGCTAGCATGGACGACAGTTAGTCGAGGCGCAAGAGGATACACAGGTGGTGGCTGGACTCGCGACAAGAAGTCATACTCCGTCCATGGGACGACCGAAGCGCACCACCGCAGACAGACAACTCATGCGAGACGTTGGCCTGCGTCTGCGCTGGGTTCGTGAGGCCCGAGGCATGACCCAGGCCGAGATCGCGGACCAGGTCGGCGTTTCTGACTCAGCGTGGTCGCTTTATGAGCGAGGCTTGCGTTTTCCTGATATATTCGAAGCTACGCGCTTGCTGGCGAAATTACGCATCAGCAGGGAATATCTGCTGGAGGGACGCCTATCAGGCGTAGAGGCTCGGCTGGCCATCCAGCTCGCAGCAGCGCATCCGCACCTAGCGAAAACCATAGACATGGACGATCGCACGGACATAGCGGTTTAACACAGTCCGGCGTGTCATCGTAAAAATTAGCGCCATCTTCATCGACACTTAGTGGTTGACGGCCTCGACTAAATGTCGAATACTCTTGCCCAAGCGAGGTGGGTAAGAGATGGTCGAGGTCATAATCCCCAAGCAGTCCGGTGTCGGCACGATTGGGCACGATCCCGCCTCCTTTGGTTCGGTAAGCACGTCTCGGGTGAACCGACCGTCAGGTGCCCGACATCCCAACGTAACCGTCCAGCCACACGCGTCCAGAGCAGAAACTGGAGGAAATGCACGCGCTGCACCGTTGCGATGCACATACGAGCGTGCATACCAGGCAGCAACCAAGGTCCGCTCTAGTCCCATCAATGGGTTGGGAACCCAAACCGCACAACCAACAGTAGAAACCGGGGAATCAACAAATGTCGCTGCCGCCGCCACCCGTTACCCAGGCGGAGGCGATGCTAGCCCTGCTGGCCGTCTATCAGGCTGTGTTGCGGTTGCTGCGGCGTCGGCTTGGTCGGGAGACGCGCCAGGATCTGGAGGACATACGGGCACTGATCGCCCCGCTGATCACCCGCCAGAACGGCCGGCACTAACATACCGCGTCTGGCGGGGTCGGCTATGAAGCCGCGCCCCTTGCCCGACCTCTCCTATGTGGCAGAGGCCCTGGCTTACGATGCTGAGACGGGCATCTTCATCTGGCGGGAAAGGCCGAGGTCGCATTTCCACCATGCGATGGTCAGGCGTCTATGGAACGCCAAATGGGCCGGTAAAACCGCTGGGAATATCAAGCCGCACGGCTACCGCATAATCCTTCTAGCCCACCAACCCTACCTTGCCCATCGCCTTGCATGGCTATTGGAGCACGGCGCGCCGGTTCAATACCCGAATGAGTTGGATCACATTAATGGCGACCCGGCTGACAACCGAATAGCTAACCTCCGATCTGTCTCCCATGCAGACAACATGACCAACAGAAAGCCGCGCCGTGACAGCGGCACTGGCGTAAGAGGTGTCTCTTTGCATCGGGATGGCAAGTTCAAAGCGACCATCAGGCGAAATTACCAAGGTCACTACCTCGGCCTCTTTGCAACACTCGAAGAAGCGACCGCCGCCCGGCGGGAGGCAGAACAACGCCTGTATGGGATGTATGCCAGAAAGATCGAGAACTGACCGATGAGACAGTTCAGGGTCTTTAAGAATTTCTACATCTGCCAGCGCTGCCCCCACGAGTTCGCCGACGAGGCGATGGTCATCGGCGCGTCCTGGTGTCCGGCGTGTGATGAGCCGGTCGAACCCTATAGCTCCGAGTCATTGCTGGAGGAGGAACCGATGGAAATGGATGAACGCGTGCGCGTGGTCGCCGCCGAGATGCGCGCGGTGCAACTCGTGGCGGCGCTGACCAATGCGGTGACCGGCGCTCCGCACTGGCGGATGGAGGCGCAGGCCCTGCTCGACCGCATCGAGGCCGGCGTCCTGCCCAGCATCCAGGAACAGCTCACCACCCACCGGGAGGCCGCATAATGAGCGACACCGACAACGCATCCATACTCAGCAGTGCCACGCAGGCCCTTGAACGCTATCGGGCCGAAGAACAGGCGCTCACCGTCGAGATCGCCATCCTGACGACGCGTCTGGAACTCACCCGAGAGTTCGTCAGCGCCTTGAGCGGCAAGCCCCGTACCCGCCGACCCCGCACGCCCAGGCCCGTGGAGCCTACCGGCGAGGCGAACGACGCGATCGACGCATTCGCGGATGCCGTCGCGTGAACACGCCCAACACGCCCGTACCCGACGAACTTGCTGCCGTCAGGTCGGAAATCAAGCGGCTGGAGGAACGTGAGAACGAGCTGAAGCGGCTGGTGCTCGACAACCCGGATGTCCGCACGGGCGCCTCATGGCTCGCCGAGGTCAAGACTGTCGAAACCACCAGGACGGACCTGAAAGAGCTACGCGCGGTCCATCCCGACATTGTCGACCAGTTCACGTTCCAGGTGCCGGTCACTCGCGTGGTGCTGTCAGGCATCACCGAGGACGGCGAGGTGGTCAGCGCACGCAAGCTACGGAGTATGGCTCAATGAACGCAGTCACGACCACCACGACACCGCTCGGCTATGCCGACATCGAGCGGCTGGCTGCGTCCATCGCGCAGAGCGGGCTATTCGGTATCAAGACCAAAGACCAGGCGATCGCGCTCATGATGATCGCCCATGCCGAGGGGCGGCACCCTGCACTCGCTGCCCGTGATTACGACGTAATTTCCGGCAGGCCGGCAAAAAAGGCAGAGGCTATGCTACGGGACTTTCTTGAAGCAGGCGGCAAAACGCAGTGGCACGCGCTGTCCGATGAGATCGCAGATGCCACGTTTTCCCACCCGTCCGGTGGCTCTGTCCGCATCATGTGGAACATGGAGCGTGCAGCCAAGGCTGGGTTGGGCGGTAAGGACAACTGGAAGAAGTTCCCCAGGCAAATGCTGCGTTCACGCACGGTGTCGGAGGGCGTCCGCACAGTCTGGCCAATGGCCACGAGCGGGATGCACGTCCCAGAGGAAACGGTGGATTTCAACGGCACCACGCTGGACGCCGAGCCGGAAGCGCCGCCGCTCCGTGCCGCCGCTGCCGCCACCCCGCGCGCTGACCGCATTGCCGAGAAGGCGCCGGCCTACGAGGCACCACCCCAGCCCAAGCAGACGATCGGCCAGTTTCTCGATTCATTGGAAATCGCGGTACGGGACTGCGACAGCCTCGCCGCCGTCAACCGGATTAACGCCAGCCCGAAGGTGGTACAGGCCAGACAGACACTGCGGAACGGCGCACTGGAGCGGCTGGAGAGCATCATTGCCTCCGGCCTGGCAGCGCACGCGCCGGTCACCTACCCCACGAACGACGACGGAGACGCTGCATCGGAGGACATGGAGGAGGTGCAGATCGCCGGCGCCGAGAAAATGGCCAGTGGCTAGATCAACACCACTGAGACCGCTTCCAAGTCTCGCATATCTTCAGCAACGCCTTGGTTATGAGCCAAAGACTGGGAAGTTCACTTGGCTGCCTAGACCACTAGAACAATTCGCCGACGAGGCGAAAGGCAGAACATGGAACACCAGATACGCCGGCAAGACTGCGGGCTTCAGGCATGGGAAGGGATACCGTCAGATCGCAATCGACGACACGAAGTTCATGGAGCATCGCGTTGCATGGTTGATGGTGTTCGGCACGATGCCGACAGCAGATATCGACCACGTAGATGGAAACAGAAGCAATAACCGCATCGCGAATTTACGCGCTGCAACACGCGCTGAAAATCTATGGAATGCCCGAACGTCGAGGAGCAATACGTCAGGCGCAAAGGGTGTCTACTGGGACACCGAGAGAGGTAAATTCCAGGCCCACATCACTTACCGCTATAAGACGCACAAGCTCGGGAGGTTCGACACTTTTGACGAGGCACTGGAAGCTCGCCGCGAAGCAGCTAAGCGGTTACATGGCGTCTTTGCCGCAGGAGACTGACCGGTGTAAATAGAACGGGCGCCTAGGATCGGTTGCACGACCCTGGCGCCCTGACCGACGATCCCGCAGGAGGGGACCATGGTTATCTCGAGAGTATCCTGCCAGCCGGTGCGCCGGCAATGAGCGACCTCACCGAGGACGAACTCAGGGTGGCAGTGATGAAGGCCGATCTGTATCTGAAAACCCGTCAGGGATGGTGGGAGACACCGCGCAACATAGCGATCTTGGTGGGCACACTGACGGTGTTCTTCGCCTCACTCGCCGGGATCGCCGGCTACAAGCTGGGCAGCCAGCCTCCCCAGGCGATTGTGGTGCAGTTCCAGCAGCCTCTGGCAGTGAAGATGGTGCCATGAAACTCTGCAAGGACTGCCGGCACGCCGAGATGCAATCCGGCATCTGGATATGCATGCATCCGTCTGCGATGCGGCCGGCGTCCATCGATCCAGTCACTGGTGAGCCTGTGACGGCGCGGGGGACGACCTGCGATTTAGTGCGCGTCCTGATTTCCAACGCCGAGGGCGAAGATCTGTGCGGGCGGGATGGGAAGTTCTGGGAGCCGCTGACACCAACAGGGTTCGTATGACAGCGCTGCGGGCACCCGTGGCGCGCACAGACCAGGAGATGACGTGAACACCAAGACTGAGGCCGAGATTTGGGCCGAGTTCGATGCGATGAGAGCCAGGCGCATTGCCTTCGAGCAGCGCCCGTGGCGCGCAACTGATTACGTGCTTGCGTTCCTCTATTGGAGTTTAGTCATCGGTATGAGTTGGGGAGTGATCGCGGTCGTGGTCGCGGTCGGTGCATTCCTAGTGTTCGGCTAGTCCCGTAGCCGCCTTAGCCGCTCGGCCTCAAGCTGCGCGCCTACGGCACCATAGAGCGGGCTGGTCAATGGCCTCGGTCCGTTCAGGCTGCTGTCGATCATCCTGTCTGCAAGACCCTGACCACGCACGTAACCACCGAGCAACTTGTTAGCTGTCAGCGCAACCGGAACCATCGCCGCACGCCATAGGCTGTTGGTCAGCCCGCCAGACCCCAGCATGCCCCCAGCCGCTGCGTTGACCATCATGCGATCAGGTGAGCCGCTATTGGGTGGTTCCTTCAGGAACCGCTGACCGATCCTAGCCAAATCACCTAGCGGCCCGCCTCCGGTATAGGCCATTCCACCGGTCGAGCTGTCATATCTGGACGAGGCGGCGCGCACCTGTCCCATCAGCAAAGCGGGGCTAAGGTTTCCGTCTGGTGACTTCTCCACCAAGTCCTCGACCGTCTTCATCGCCCTGAACTGCTTGCGCGCGATCTGTAGACGAGCAACCTCTTCTGGAGGGGCCGACCGCTCCAATGCGTCGTCCAGCGCTTCACGGATTTTCGACGCATAGAACGCAGTATTAGGATCGGCTGCCTTCATGGCACGACCAAGCGGCGCATCAGCCCTGGTCAGTGTCTGATAATCGGCACCACTAATCTTGCCGTTGCCCTTTGCCGCTGCATCGATGATCGTATTGAGCAACCCATTGATCGACTGATGACCGCCCTCACCGAGCGGCGCCAGTCTCGACTCGTTCTGGATGGTGCCGAAGTCGGTCAGGAACGTCTGATCGGCATCAAGATTTGTCTTTCTTGCCACGTCATCGAACACCCCGCCAATCCGGGGCGCTGCCTTGGCCATGACATCGGAATTAACCAACGGCTCGTCTTCACCAAATGTCTTCGACACAGCTCGATTGAACGATTGGTGCAGACCCTGGTCCTGCTTAGCGGCGCCGCTAAATGGTAGGTTCCTAGACTGGCTGTCAGCGATCCGCACAACGGAACTCTCACTCATCTGCGGCGCGCGGACATTGATGCCGTATTCATCACGCGCGGTCTTCGCAAGGCCGGCGACCTCTGGTGCCACACCGCCCGCCTGGCCACGGACGCCACGCACGCCAGCGTCCACACCACCTACCGTTCCCGCACCAGCTACATTGCCGGTTAACTCGGCCATAGGCTTGGCCCACTCCGGCGCCGCCTCTGCTGCTACGTGTCCGACAATAGCGCCAGCGCCACCCGCTGCCGGTGCCGCGATGCCTGCCGGTCCCAGAGCCGCCGCTGTCCCGGCCGCTCCCGTTACCTTGCGCACGACCTGCTCGGTCGGCGTGGCAGGAACCGCCGCCGGGTCCACGCCCACCACATCACCGATAGCACCGACCATGCGCGTGCCAGGCTGCGGCACGGTATCATTGAGCAACGCATTGCGAACCGGATCGGGAAACCGCTCGCCACCGAACCATGGCGCGATCAGGTCATGCAGGAACACCGCCGTGGTCGCCAGCGGCTTGCCGATAATGTTGCCGGACGGATTGGTCGCCACGTTGATGACATTCGCGCCGATATCCGTCCCGCCGGCTGCGACGTTCTTCGCAACCCCGCGCGCTGTGGTGCCACCCTCTTCCGGAGCAGCGGCCTGAGCTGCTGGCGCCGCCCGGATAATTGGCATATCCAGCCATGGCTTGTCCTCATTAGCCATCACTCTGCCCTCGGCTTGATGCGCAGGTTGCCGTCCTCGTCGTAGAACTTGCCGCCCTCGGGTATCTTGGCAAGGTCACTCTTGTCGCGAACGATCACGCCATCCCTGCCGACTGATCGGAGTTCCGCATCCTGACGCGACAGGATCGCGAACTTGATTTCGTGCAATCGCGCTTCGAGAGCTTGCGGCGTGGCATACAGCCCGCGAATTGTCTGCGGCGACACCAGTTCCTGCTTCAGCATCTCCATTTCAGCAGGCTGGAGCACGCCAGTGTTGGCGTAGGTCGGACTGCGCAGCACGGTCTTCATCGCATTGAATGCGCCGATAAGCTGCTGCGCTTTCGGGTCTCGCGGATTGTCGAAGAAAGCACCCCAACTGCTGCCGGCGATCCCCTTGTGGAGGTCTACGTAGCGGTCGATGGCGGGGACGATAACACGCGCATCGGTGTCGGCCTTGCGTACTTCGTCAAGCGCCGTGCCGGTTGGTTGCGGGATGAATGTCGGACGCTGGATGGAACGGGTTGGAGGCGTATAGCCGGACATATCCTGTTCGATGACATTGCCGTTCGGCGCTATCTGCCACTTCTTGGCCTTCCATGCCTCGGCATACTCCTGGCTGCCTGGATCGGCATGCCGGAGGTCATACTCGAGACGCTCACCCTCAGTTGCGCCCTTATAGCCTGGGATCGGTTCGATGACGCCGGTTTCAGAATTGCGCTGATGACCCGTTGGCACACCGGCCCGCGCATTCTCAATGCGCCGCTGCTCCGCGAGCGCTGCTGCCGACGCCTCCGTATTGGCCTGCGTCTGCGCATGTTGCTGCGCCTGCTGCACGTCAGTCCGATACTGCCGGTCCACCGTCTCATTGTGCTGGCGGTAGGTCTGCTCCGTCGTAGCGATCAGCTTCTGCTGCTGGTCGAACTCGGCGCGGTTGCGCGGCCGGATCGCCTCAAGCTGCTGGATCGTCCGGTTCTGCTCGGCGTCCAGGCCATTCGCCATCCGAGGTGCCGGCGGTGGGATGTTGGCCACGGGCGCCGCTGGGGTGGCCGCAGGAGGCGGCTGTGCAGGTGCTGCCACGGCGGCTGGCGGCGCTCCTGTGCCAAGCCCGCCCGCATTCGGCGTGCCGACAGTGCCGTCCGGCCTGGTCACCAACCCCTGCCCGCCAGGCACCGGCATACCGGCCGCTGGAGGCGTCCCTGGTGGTCCTACAGGCTGACCGGCCAACTGGTAGGGGGGAGGCGTCCCAGGCACTGCTGGCGCCCCTCCAGGGCTTCCTGCAGGCGGGCGGACAGTGGCAACCTGGTAGTTCCCATGCTCATCCCGCACCCAGTCCTTGGCGCCTTTCTCCCACGGCTTGGTGCCGTATTTGCCATAGACCGCATCGAAGACCTTGTCCTGCACCGCCTCCGGCGCCTGGCGAGCCTCGGGATACTGCGCCGGGTCGAGGCCGGCGAGCTGCAGGCCCTCGCGCCAGGTGCTGTTGACGAACTGGTATTTGCCGGATGCGGTCGCGCCGCGCGCGTAGGCTGTCGGGTCTTGTCTGGCCACGTAGTTCAGAACCGTTGGATCGCCGCCGCTCTCCTGCTTCACAATAATGGCGCGGTCCTTTTCCCGGTCGCCGGTAAAGCCACCACCGGGCGCCACGGCAGGAACCGCACCCGGCGTTACCGTGCCCTGGGTGCCGCCGCCGCCTCTACTCCGTAGCCACGTCTGATAGTCGCTGGCCACGCCGCGCTGCTCGCCTAACTTCTCGCTCGACGTGCCCATCGCCGCGATCTGCTCCAGGCGAGCCTTGCCCGGAAACACGCTCGGCGCGTTCTTCAGGAACCCATACTGCTGCGCATTGGCCACAGCGCCTGGATACGCCGCCGCCATCGCCGCCTCGTCGCCCAGGCCCAGCAGCCCCTGCGCCGCGCGGGCGGCATACTCGATCTCGGTGCCACCGATCTCCTGCTGCGACCGCTGTATCAGTAGTTCGTTGCGCTGCGGCGCGTATTGGTTCGAGATCTGCTGCGCGTTGTCCACGAGCAACTGGTTGACCGGGTAGAAGCTGGAAACCTGGGTGCCGCTCATGGCTCTAAGTCCACAAAGCGTCGCCGGTCCCACCGGAGACGCCACTCTTGCCGCCCAGCCAATTCTGGACTGCCGTGCTGTTCAGCAGCGTGTTGGCAGTGCCGCCCAACGCACTTGCCGTATTCCCGTAGATCGAACTCTGCGCGTTAGCCCCGCCTGTCTCGACACCGGCCGCCGCCGCTACCGGAGCACCCGCTGCCGAACTCTGGCCCAGCGTGCTCAACCCCATCAGCCGGTTGTAGTACTGCCCGAAGTCCTGGTCCGCGAGGCCCTGCGCGTAATCCAACTCCCCCTTGATCGTGGCCCCGCTGCGCAGCATGCCGCGCGCCGCTGCACTGGCATCGACACCACGCAGCCCCTCGTTCATCTGCCACTGATAGCCTGGCGACGTGCGGTAGGCCGACATTGCCGCATCGGCCGCCTCCGGTCCCTGTAGCCCGAGCAGCGCCTGCTGCGCCTCGATCGAGTGCTCGCCGGCATCGCGATATGGACCCAGGTCGTTGCGCTGCTGCTCGTACTGCGCCCGCGCCGCCGCCTGGCCCTTCGCAGCCGTGTTCGACTGCATGATGCTGCCGGCAATCCCAGTTGCTGCCGACAGCCCAGCGCCGATTGCCACAGCCCCCGCCGCACTGATCCCGAACGGCATGCGCTAGTCCTCCATTTGTAGCTGATGCTCGGCCGCCACCGCAGGCTCCTCGCCCTCGAGGTGGTCGGCGTTGTGAATGCACGCCAGCACCACGTTGTCGGTCAACGTCGTAAACGTGTGCAGCGTGTTGGCTGGTATGCGGATCATGGCCGGCGCATCGTGTGCCTCGCCATATCCCACCCCGTCACGCTCGACCGCCACGCTGCCCTGTATCAGCATGGTGATGTGCGGATGCTCGTGGCTATGCTGCGGCAACACGGTCTGCGCATCGAGCACCTCCCATGTCTTGATGAACACGCCGGCATAGATCGTGATATCGATCTGCTCCGGCTGATGCTTTGCCCGTTTCATCGCTACTCCACCCGCATCGACACGATGAGCGTCACCCGATCCGTCTCGCCGTCATTCACGGTCGAGTGGCGTTCCAGGTTATCGAACAGCCATGCCTCGCCGACCTTCATCACCACGCGCTCATCGCCGCATGTGCTGTAACACTGAGGGTTGGTGGCCAACGGCAGGTATGCCTTAGTGCGGTAGAACTCGGGATGCCAGCGGCCACGATCGTCGTGCGGCGCCACCTGTTGGCCGGCTGGCACGCGGGTGATCAGCACGCCGCCCAGTTCCACCGCCTCGACCCGCGCCATCAGCCCGAACACGATCGGCCGCAGATGCGGCAGCGCGTGCCAGGCCGGATACCAGACGCAGCGGAACTCCTCGGCGAAGGTTTCACGGGAAACAAGCTCGGCTGGATCGCGGAACCTGACCCAAATGTCAGAGGTGCCCTCGAACGAGCCGGCACCACCCGTGCGCGCCGTATGCTGGTCCCACAGTTCCGACTGCCGGTAGAGATCGAGCGTCAGCGGTAGCGTCTCGACGCCAGATGCGATCTGCTGGAAGCATCTCATGGCGCGGCCTCGATCTCGGTAACACGCGCAGTCAGCCACCCGTCCGCATCGGCAACGCAATCCGCCTTCAGCCCAGCCACCGCCACCAACCGCCCATCACGCCGTAACGCAGCTAGCCCGATGGCATCGTTCGCCACATCGATAGAGACCGCGACGTGAGCCGGCACCAGGTGCAGCCGGCGCGGTAGTTCCCGCAGCAGAAACCGACGCACCCGCACCACGTCCTGCGCCGCCAGCTGCGCCGCCAGGATCGCCCGGGCCGCAGTCGCCGCCTCCGGCAGAGTGGTGCCGCTCATCGCGCTCGCCTCGCCCCGATTTCTCCGCCCGCTGTCACCGTGCCCGTCGAGAACCGCGCCAGGGCACCGAGGTAGACCGTCACCGGCGTGCTCAACGACAGTCGCCACGGTCCAGCCACGCACTGCGTCCCAGACGCCAGCAGGGTCGTCCCGCCTCCCAGGCTGATCCGCGATCCCCACGCCGTGGCCGGCGACGCTGCCGCCACCGACAGCCACGCACGCACCTCGAGCATGCCGAGCGAGGTGCCGAACCCGACATAGCCGCGCACATCCCAGTCGCCCGGCGTCAACGGCAGCGAGGCTATATCGATCGCCACATTCGAGGTGCACGTCACCGACCCGGACGCAGTGAGATACTCGCCGACATCGCCGGCCGCCGCATCGCCACCATCCACCACGCCATCGTGCATCGACTGCAGCTTATCGGCGACGGATTGGTGATACTCGGTCCATGCCTGCGAATGCCGCTGGCCGGACGGATACTCGGCGATCGGCGCATCGTAGAACGGCGGCTCAACGCGCGGCCCAGGCATCAGTGCCCACCCGCCTGGATGTCTGCGTCCAGCGCATACAGCCGGGTCAGCCCGTGGCTACTCAGCCGGAACGTGCGCTGCCTGAACGACCCGAGCCGCGTGGTGAACACGCGATGGCGCGTCTCGGCCGGCGCACCGCTCGACATAATCCGCGTCGGCCCCCACGTCCTGCTGCCGTCGTCCGACCACTCCAGCGTCAGCGCCCCTGGCGTAGCCGCGCCACCGCACTCCATCTCGACCTCGACCCGTGCGCAGAACGCCCGCCGCGTCTCGGCCCACAACGGCGGGAATGTCGCCTGGCGCAGCACCGCCACGCCGGCGTCCGTCGCCTGCATGCCGAGCGTGTAAATCTGCCCGGTATCCCGGTCGCCATACATCTGGATCGTGTTGGTGCCCGTCGCTGCCGTGCTCGCCTGCCAAGGCCCGACACCATCGGCGCTGGTCGAGCGCTCATGCCACACACCGGTCGCCGCGTCGTAGACCATGGAGCGGTTGCTGGTCGTGGTGAGGCTGTAGACCCAGTGCCCGCGATACGGGTGGGTCATCGCATCCAGGCCCACCACATTGCCGGCGATAATCGCCTCGATGGCGTGCGTGCTGACACGGCGCATCTCATACCCTTCGGAGCGATAGACGATGCCGTCGATGCCTAGCCACCACACCGACTTGTCAGCACGGCAGACCGACAGCGGCGCGGCGGTGCCGATCGGGATGACGCCACCAGCAGCCCGCCGGAACGGGAAATCGGCCGCTCCGGCGTTATACCAGATCTCAAACCCGCCCTCGCCGATCGTCCACAGTTGCCCGCGATGGCTGATCACCCGGCGAATGACGTTGGGCAACGCATCGGAGAAGACGAAGTCGAGCGCATCGAACGCCAGCGGGTCGAGCAGCCGCGAGATAAACCACGACGAGGTGTTGTTGTTGTTGGAGAACGCGAAATAGCCGTCCACGTATGCGACGGAAGAGGCGCCGGGAAAATCCGGATCGGTGATCTGGTTGAGCGGCGCCCCAGGCTCGTGCGCACACGTAAACGCATTCGGCGTGACGCACACCACAGCCGCAGTCGGACCGGCAGCGATCGTCACGAACGCATTGGACGCACCGAGCGTGGTGTCCGGTGTGCCGATCTCGCCCAGGTCTTCCACCACGGCAGGACCGCCGGGCGCGAAATACATGCGATAGAACCGGGTGCCGCTGACGATGTAGATGCGGCCGGGGTTGTCGTCGTTCATGGCCAGGATCGGCCCGGAGCCGACCACCAGATACGGCAGCAGCCCCGGCGTCGAGACCAGCGCCGCCGCCGTCCGCGCATCGTCTGGCTGCTTCTCGGCCATCATGTTCAACAAGCGTTTAGACGACAGCGGCAGCGACGGGTGCTCGTAGCTCTCCAGCGGAAACGGAATACGGCGCATGCCGGTCTTCGGCGCCAGCGCACTCTGCAGTTTGGCGAGGGTGTCGGACACCTAGTTAGGCACCATCAGCCAGCGATAACCGGCACCTGCCGAGTTCGGGCCGCCGAGGATGACCGGGACATAAGATGGGCCGGCGTTGTTATGCACCCGCAGCATCATCGACGTGGTGTTCAGAGCCGGCGTGCCGGTCAGGATGCCGAGCAACTGCACGGTATCACGCCAATAAACCTGGTCATCATCGAACACCATCTGCGCTGGCGTTCCTGCCGTCTGCACCGAGATAATCAGTGGCCCAGGCGTATTGTCCGGCTTGGTCCATGTGACAGCATGCCCGGTCGCCATGCTGATCGCCGTGCCGCTGCCTGTACCGGTGCCGTCCGTGCCGTAAACCGCATTGCTACCGATGACGATCCCGGCGCGGAACGCAGCGCCGTTATGAACGATATACATACCCGCACTGGCGGCATCCGCCGCCAACGCCGGAAGGCCCGCCATCGTGCCGGCTCCGCTGGCAAGCTGGATGCCCACGGTCAACGGGCCGATTTCCGCATAGGGCGTTGGCATCGGCGCATCGAGGCCCGAGACGTTGGCAACGTCCACCTCGATGCCGAACGCAGAGGAGGTGACGCTGGGATACTGCCGCGCCTCGAAATACCCGCCCCAGGCCGAGACCGTGGGGTCTGCTGTCACGCGATTGGCGTAGCCGAACCCGGACACGCCGATGGCAACCGGCGACGTTGTCGCAGCGCTGTGCTCCGTATCGGACGCACCCGTGATCGCCATGCGCCCATCCGGCGACAGGGCATAGACGTGCGAGGATACGACCGGCCAATTGACCAGCGGCGTCAGCCAGTCGTCCGCGGCAAAGCCGGTGCCGCCGGTTACAGTGCCGCCGGTCACGGTAAAGAAGTAGCCACCGAGAGACGTGGCGCTGAACCGACCGGAGCCGGCCCGCTCGCCGACGATCGAGCTGTCGGCGGTGAACGCACCGAGGTCCGGCATATCGACGATGCGGACACTGCCCTCCGTCTCCGGCGAGACAGTCCTCGTGGCATATCTGGTGCGTGGATGGATCATCCCAGGATGTGCTCCTCGGCATCGGTATGGAGGGGAAGGTAGTCGTCGGTCATCAGGTGCGGCGTCACGGATAGGAACGGCGCGCCGAGCGCCCTGCGAACATGAATGCGCCCTGTCGCTAGCACCTCGGCGCCATATGTGTCGTAGGTGAGTTGCAGCGTCCAGCCGCAGCGGATTGGCCAGGATGCCATGGTGCCGGACGGAAAGAAGAAATCGAACGCTCCGACGACGCCGCTCGGATGGGTGCCAGCGGCATTGTATAGCAACTGCCCACAGCGCGGCAGCAGCGTGCCGTAGTCACAGCACCAGCCCTGCACATCGGCCCACACGCTGAACAGCGCAGCCGGCCCACCGATGCCGCCGGTCAGCTCGATGCCCTGGGCGCACGGATTGTCGCTGTCCACCACGGTGACGCGCAGATACAGGCTGTCGGCGACCGCAAGCACCAGATCGCGGCGTGGGATGTGCAGCATCGAGGTGCGCAGATACGGCACCGTCATTGCGATGGAAGCCATGCCTGTTCCTATTGGATGATGGTGACTTGTGGCCCGCCGGATGCCGGGACCACCACGGCGACGCTCATCCAGTGCTCGACCGCCACGAATGTCACGATTGCCTGGAGGTTGTCGCTGGCGGTGCTGGCCCAGTGCTCGGCTATGACCTGCGTGGTTCGCGCATCAGGACTCGTCGTCAGCCAGTGTTCTGTCGGGACAATCGTAACATTTACGTCGGTCATATTGTTGCCCTAAGCAATGCAGATCGGTCCCACGTTTATGGTGTTCACCCCAGCAGCAGTCCATGCAGCACCAGTTGCAGGATCGGTCGTGTCATGCCTCCACGCCCACTGCCAGTTGGACGGTGTCAGCACAACGGTCGGTGACGCAACCGTGCTGCTGCCAGACTTCAGTTGCACCGCAGCCGTGCGTGTGCCTGCGTCGCTCTTTATCATGTATGCGCGCGTGGTGACGGCGAATGTGGTGAGCGGTGTCGATGCGATGGGTGCGATACCGTAGAAGTCGGCGTGTCCTGGCACGCTGTCATACACATAGCTGGTGGTGGCGTCCTGCTGGGCTTCGTTCACCATGTCTGCGTTGACGGTGGTGTTCACGATGAGCGAGACGATAGGCGCCTTGATGCCACTGACAACTGGCGACGCGGTGGGCCAACTTGCATAGGTGGTTACGTTCTGCGCGCCGGATGCTGCCACCGTGGTCGTGAAGTTGCCAGAGGTGGCATCAGCGACAAACCCAACCCAATACTGTGTGCCCTTCACCAGCGTGACCGGCGTGCTGAACGTAAACGTCGCTGTTGTCGCAGCAGAGAGTGCAAGCGGTGTTGCAGTTCCCAGCACAGCAGCGGGTGCAGTGCCTGTTGACGCAAATAGCGCACACTTCATGTTGCATGTCGTAGTGCCACCGCCGAACACCACTGACAGCGTTGCGGTAGTTCCTGAGTAACTGGCAGAGAACACCTGATACACTGCGACGTTCACGTTGATGGTGGCTGTTGACGATCCAAAGCCAGCCGCCTGTGTGTAGTTGGGCGTTGACCGCGAGAACTGCACGCTCGCATCGCTCGCAGGATACCGCGTTACACATTTCATATCGCCCGCCCAAGGCACACTGGATGCGTCGCTGCGCCAGTAGAGGTCGTCCAGGTTCTGCGTTGCCACTCCCACCTGCTGTGCGATCTGTAGTTTGTTCGCATATGCGTTGGCAGAGACTTGCGTATCCAACGTAAGCGATGAGGTAAAATCTTCGGTCGTGTTGCCGTTCTTGCGGACCTTCATCCATCCAGCGGTGTTGCTGATGACGACCTCAATCTCGAACGAATACCATGTATTCACCACCGGAAACGCGCCGGTATATGTCGCCAGCACGGTCCCGTTTGCAGCACCAGCCGTCAATAAGATTGCCCCATCAGTCCGAAACACGATGGAGCATTGCGCGGTCGCGCCATCGAGTAGCTGTAAATACAAGCCAAGGTTCGAGCCGCTGATAGCGAATGTCTGACGGAACGCCACATTGATATGATGCACCGCGTCATTGACGCTGCTTGTCTTAGCCAAAGTCTGACTGGCGATGCCGTTCCATGAAAACGCCTGACTGCCAGCGAACCGCCCCGCCACGAGATTGAGTGAGCTTGCGACAGTGGTATCCCAATAGCCGGTTGTGGCATCAGCGCCGGTCGCGTAGCAATCGAACCCATCCGACCATACGAACGCCATCGTCTAGCTCCACGTCACAGCAAGCGACAGCAGCGCATCAGTCGGGCTGCCTGTCGAGCCGGTGATGACCGCCGTTATCCGCTGTCCCGCGCTGAATATGTTGAGGCCAGTGGCGGTCGCGGTCGCCGGGGTGGCAGACAGCACGGCGATGGCACCGAGGCTCGTGACCGGCACTCCGTTGATCTGGATCGACACGATGAACGAGCCGTTGCCGGTGAAGTGGGTCAGGCTGTTGATCGTGCCGCCGTAGGGCGTGTCGAAGCACAGCCATACCGTATCGTCGGACACCACCGCCGCGTTCTGCCACTGCGCCTGTAGCCGGGCGGCGTTGCGCGATGTGCCAGGGATACCCTGAATACCCTGCGGTCCAGCCGGACCGGGCACGGTCGAGTCTGCGCCTGCCGGCCCAGGCGGGCCAGGAACAGTCGAGTCTGCTCCAGGTGGGCCTGGTGGACCAGGCACCGTTGAGTCCGCGCCATCCGCTCCAGGTGGTCCGGGTGGTCCGCCGGGAGTTCCGTCAATTCCGTCCACGCCGTCTGCGCCGTCTGCGCCGTCTGCGCCAGGCGGCCCTGGTGGACCGCGCCAGTCGTCGCCCACCGGGTCGCACGGCACGTCCGGCGGCTGCGGGTGCCCGGCAAAGCCAGGCCCTCCAGGGACGCTCACAGGCGTCGGGATCGGCGTAAACGCAGGCCCGCCAGGGATACCATCAGGAGGCATCAGATGTCCGCCGTTGCTGCGAATGTGCCGAACGCGAAGACCACGCCGATGGCGGTGCCGGTGACGGTCACAGCGAAATTAGCCGGCCCCCATCCTGCCAGCGCCGCACCGCTGCTGTTGGTGTAGGTCGGCGCACCGACCAGCGACACGGCTGGCAACGCGCGCATCTGCACCGGCATAGCGCTCATGACCTGCCACCCGCCGCCAGCCGCAGAGGCATAGGTGTTTATTAGCCATGGCCCGGTCTGATAGTAGCGCTGGCAGGCACCCAGTTCATCCGCAACCGTTCGCGCCACCCACGGCGTCACCACGGTCCCTACCTCGAACTTCACCCTGCCCAGCGTGCCGGCGTTAAACTCCAGCGTGGTATTGGCGCCGGCCACGATGCCGGTCACCGCCACGGGCGATGCGGCATAGGCACCAGCTCCGACGCGGCCCTGCGCCGAGCCGGTCCACGAGAGCATGTAACTGCCGCCTGCGATCGAGGCGCCCTCGATGACCTGTTGCAGCGTGCCAGCCGTGATGGTGATAGTGTTGGCAGGACCAGCAGGTGCTGCGAATGTGTAAGTGCAGCCGCCTGCACCACCCTTCCACCGATCGTGCCCAAAGGCCGCAGCAGCCAGTGCAGCGCCGCTCACATAGGTGCGTTGGTTAACGCTGAAACCACTGTTGTCGGCATAGTTCAGATAACGCAGCGCCGCCTGCACCGACACTGTCGTGGCGTAAGGCGACAGCGCCGTAGTTACGTTCGCCGCCGTCTGATAACCGGCCGGGTTGGTCGCCGCATAGCGCGAGGTATCACTGGCGTGGACATGATCGGCACGGGCGTACGTCGTCAGTGCGCCGATGGCGACGGTGCCGTCCATTGCCGGGTTGGTGGACGATGCCACCGGCAGCACCGAGGCGACCTGTGCGGCGGTCTGGTAACCCTGGTCGTTGATCCATTGCAGTCCGGTCTGCACGTTGGCACCGAGCGAGCCGATCGGCGGTGTAATGGCAATATCGGATGCGACGTAACTGCTCATGCCCAGTTGCAGATGCACCCAGGCCGCGCCATCACAGATGATCCAGTCGTGCAGCGCGTAACTGCCGGCGGGAATGTTGGAGCCGCCTGGCGGGCTGCCGGCGGTCACCACGATGACATAGTAACCCTTGGGCGTGCTGGCGGCTGGAGGCAGTGCGCCAGGCGACGGCAGGATGCCCGAGGCTACCGTGAACAGCGTGCTGTCGGTCGGAACGTGGCACTGGCCAACAAACACCAGGTTCTGCGCGACCATCTCGATGGCCTGCTGCAGCACCGCGTCCTGCGCATCGACGTAGGCCTTGCTGACCTCGCCGGGTGCGCCTGGTGGTCCGGCGGGACCGACCGGGCCGGGTGGTCCGACCCACGCTGCCGGATCAGGAGGGCCTTCGGACGTTACATAGTCAGAATACTGCAACCTGTAGGCCATCAGAAGTAACTCCCGCGCATCGCCTCACCGGATGGTGGCAGTGCGACATAACGGAAGATCGACACCTCGCCCTGGCGTGCCTCCTGCGGATTGCTCTGCCCGCCGAACAGAGGCGCCAGACGCTGCGCCGCCATCAGCACCATCGCGTCGGCCACCGGCTCCGGTATGTCGAGGCTCGACCACCGGGCGATGCCGCGCGACACCAGGTCGTCGTGGATCGCCTGCACCGCCTGCATCGCGTTGTCGTCCGATGACAGCACCATCACGCCGGCACGCACGCGGCCCTCCAGCAGCTTGACCACTGCCGGGTCGGCCGCCTTGCCGAACGCCGAGGCACCGAACGCCGCCGTGAGCTTGGTATATTCCTCGGCGAACGCGCGCGGGATGGCGTTACCCGTCCAGAACACGCTGCCCTGCGCGTCCAACGACGCGTGCACCGACGCCACGCGGTCGAGCATCAGCGCCTGGTCCGATGCCAGCGGCGTCTCGTCCGATGCGATCACGCCCAGCTCGACCAGCGCCTGCGTGGCGATGGTGGCGGCCGGCACCGTCTCGGTGAGCGTCGGGCTGTCGCCCACCGGGACCACGCGGACACCCAGGCGCCTAAGCGCCTGCTGTGCCACTGTCGCGACGCTGCGTGTCACGCGACGACCACGCCCACACTAGGCGGCGCTGCGGTCGAGCCGTGCGCGTTGGTGGCGGTCACCACGCACGTCGCCGACTTGCCGACATCGCCAGCCTGCACCGCGTAGTCGGCCGTGCCCGTGCCGGCATCGGCGCCGTCGATCTTCCACTGGTAGGCGTACGATGTCGGCTCGCCTTCCCAGTTTCCCATCGTGCATGACAATGTGGAGCCAGATTGCGTAACGGCAGGCACATCCCGGTTGACCGGCGCGGTATCCGTCCCGCCCTCACCGCCATTACCACCACCGGGCGGCTCCGGCGGCACATCCGGGTCGGTCACCTCGTTGCTCGGATCTTGCGGATCGAGGCCCATCTCGACGTAGCCCGCATTCCGCAGCAGCGTGTTCTCCACGATCGTCGGATACACGCCCTTGGCGCCCGCTGCGGCGGCGCTGTCAGGTGGCAGCACGACCTGGGCACCGATCGTCCCGGCGAACCCCTCCTGCGTTGGTGGCTCGATCGCAGCCTCCTCGGCACCCCGCACCACCGGCTCCGGCACGGGCGGCGCAGGCCGGCGATGGATGACCCGCTCGCGCTCGTCGCGGTCGCTCATGCCCGTGCCCTCTGCTGGCGCGCACTGTCGTCAGACGCCGCCATGCCCTGGCTGATGCCGGCCGCCAGCGACGACACCTTGGTGGCACGGGCATCGGGCAGCGGTGGTGTCTCACGCTGCACCATTTCATCCTGCATGCGCGGACGCGGCGGCCCGGAGCAATCGACCGGATCAAGGCCCATTTCACCGAGCCACGTATCGCGGGCGATCGTATTGCCCTCGATGGTGCCAGCAGCGCCGCCACGAGCGCCCAGGGAGCCGTCCTCATTGAAATCGAGCACAACCTGCGCGCCGATGCTGGCAGCCGCCCAGCCGGCCCGTAGTTCGGCGTCCCGCTTGTCCCGCGCCGCCTTGTCCTCGGACGACAGCGGTTGCCGGCGGCGTCCCTGGCCGCGCTGCTCCTGCCGTGCCTCGCGCTCGTGCTGCTCTTCCTGGCGCGGTGTGTGGTCCTCCTGCGGCGTGCGTGCTGCCGGTCCTGCGCCCGGATGCGGCATGCCCCGGTCGTCGTCGTCTCGCTTCTTGTCGGCCATGGAAAGTCTCCCTGTAGGGAAGGAGGAGGCCCTCGCGAGCCTCCTGTGTTGTCCGTTACGCGTCGGGTTCTGCCGCGCTCCAGATGGTCACGATCCCGTTGTCCACTGGTTTCGTCTGATCCACGGTTGGGTCCACACCAAATCGCAGCTTTGAAACGCCACGGATTTCCTGAACGCCGACGCCGGAGAAGAACCCGTAGTCACGTTCGTTCGTGATGGCCTTCGTCCGCTGCGCCCATGCGATGCCGATAGCCTGCGCACCGCAGAGGTAGGACGCCGCAGCATCCACCGTGGCGCCGGCGCCAACGTCGGCCACTACAGGGAGTTCCGGTATTTCACGGATGATCATGCCATTCCACAAGATATCCCCTGCTGTGAACAGCGGATTATCGCGGCCACGATCCCACGCATATTGCAGGCTGTTGACGATGGTCGGGTCTTGCATAAGGTCGCGGAACGGCAGGCTGGGCACAAACACCACGTACCACTCCTCGTCGCCCGACACCCGGATTGGCCGGATTTTCGGGTTAGCGGTGCGCGCGATCCGCTTGGCCAGGGTGAGCTGCGCGGCGGTGAGTTTGTCCGCGGTGTTGTCGATGGTCGTCAGCGCGGTGGCGTACACGTTGCTGACGGCGTTGGTCTTAGTGGCGCCGAACAGCACGCGGTCGGCGTTGTTGGTGAGCCAGGTGTTGCGCTGTGCCGCTGTTGCCGCCGCATACGTCAACTGCACATCGCCGTCGGCCGTGATGGCACCGAGGCTGGTGATAATATCCGCGCGCAGCTTGTTGGCGGCCCAGTTCTTCAGCACCTGGCGACCGGCCTGCAGCAGGTCGATGACGCTCTTCTGCTCGTCCCACTGGCTCACCGCCACGGCGTGACGGATCACGCTGACGGCTACCTTCAAGCTTCGGGCGTTGAGAATTTCCTCATTGCCTTCGAGCACGGTGTTGCCGGTGACGCCTGCGCCCACCAGGTTGCGAACGGTAGGGAACACGACGCTGTCGCCGGGTTTACGCGTAAGATCCGTTTGGAGTTGGATCATTGCGTCCATAGAAGTCCCGAAGTATGGACTAAATTGATTTTCGCGGAGGTACTCGTCTATATCTTCACTGTAGGTCGCTAACCCACAGCCGTCCGTTACTTACGGACTGCTCCATGTCGCCATGAAGAGGAGACCATATCATCGCCCTCGTGGGGCGCCTGGCGCTTCGGGCCGCTTGGCCCTACTCCCTCGCGGGATGGTCGTTGCTCCGTCCTGCATCAGCAGGCTTGGATCAGGATTGGCTCGGAGAGCTATTCCCTGAGTTCACCAGGTTATCGACGGCCGTTGCCGACCGAAGGGGCCAAGTCAATCAACCCAGAAGTCGGATGACCATTGAATCGGAGTGAGGCCTGGCCTACTCGCGGTGACGTTCATGTCAGCGATGACACGTACTCCTGCCTAGGGTTGGATCTCTGATCGTGAAATCGCGCCCGTTAAGCTCGGCGGCAGCCATCGCGCCCGTGACCTCGGCGGCAGGTTTGTAGTATCAGAAGCGAGGCCCGGAACTGGTTGGACAGCGCCGGACCTCTGACCATTCACTGTCGGAAGGGACAGATCATGGCTAAGGCTCGTTTAGACGATCCGCTGACTGCGGACCAACTCCGGACATTGCTGGACTACGACCCAGCCACCGGTATCTTCATCTGGCGAGATCGCCCCGACATCCGCCCGTCTGCCAACTCGGGGCGACGGGGCAAGCCTGCCGGAACACCTCGCCTGAACGGCTACATCGGCATTTGCATCAACGGTCGGCATCGCTTCGCCCACCGTCTCGCGTGGCTCTATGTCCACGGTCGCTGGCCGCCAATCGAGATTGACCACATCAACGAGGATCGCGCCGACAACCGCATTGCGAACTTGCGTGAGTCCACCCACGGCCAGAACAACACCAGATCCAAGGCCAGAAGAGACAACCGCAGCGGCGTTCTTGGTGTCTTCCGGTGTGGCAATCGCTGGCAGGCCCAGATCATGCACGAAGGTGCGAAATACCATCTCGGTGTCTATGCCACGATCGAGGAAGCTAAGACCGCCAGAGACAAGGCTGCGGCACTGCTCCACGGGGACTTCGCCCGAACCGACTAGAACCTAGGCCCCACCGTCCCGTTCGTCCGTTTGCGATTTTGTATAGACGAGACCACGTCATCGAGGCTCGGTTCGCCGGTCCATCCGGGCGTGGTGCGTCCTGCGACGCTGCGTGCTGTGGCGAGGCTGGGTTGCATGCCGGCGGCGGGTGATACGGGCGCTGCCGGTGCCCTGGCCTCGGCCTCCCACCTGGCGCGTGCCTCGGCCTCGATGCGGGTTTTGTACTCGGCCGGGTTGTCACCGATCTCGCGCATGGCACGGTGCTTCTCGACCTGCTGCGCCATCCAGCGATACGGATGCGGCTGCGAATACATCTTCTCGAACAGCGACCCGTCCTGCGCCGCCATCTGCTTAAACTCTTGCTGCAGGCCGCTCACGACTTCATCGCCCAGCTTATCGCGCAGCAGCCATTCGCTGTAGTTCAGGTTGCGGTTTACCTCACGCTCCATCTCCATCTGCTCGGCGTGGTATCGCTGATACGCGGCAGGGTCGGTGTTAGGATCGGGCGGCGGTGCGCGGTAGACCGGCTGCGGCGGTGGCGGCGGCGTACGCTGCGCCTCCTCCAGTTGCCGGCGCAGTGCATCGCGCTCGCCCTCGGCCCGCGCGGCCTTCTCCTTCCAGTCCTGGCGCTTGCGCCGCTCGTCCTCGTAGGCACGGCGCGGGATAACGGGTTCGCCATCGAGCGCAGAGGGCGGCTCGGCGTCGTCCTGCTCTGGCTCGGCCTGCTTGGCCTCCTTGGCCGGCTCTGGCGTCCCCTTGGGCGTCGGCTCCGGCTTTGGCTCGGGAGCCGGTGGTGGGGCCTCTGCGGGCTGTGGCGCCGGCGTGTTGTCGCCTGCCTCGGATGCGAGGAATGCGTCGAGTTCTGTAGCCATGTTGTAGTCCTCTGGAATGAGCGTTATGAACAGCTCATGGAGATTTGGAAAAGTGTCGTCGGAAACGCCGACTATGAAGTCAGCAGCTTGGGGCGAGTGAAACGCGTAACCGCGATCCGAGGCTCATTCCCCGGACGCATACTCAGGCCGGGGAAGGGTAGCCACGGCTACTTTGCGGTAAGCCTCGCTCGACCTAATCAGAAGATTGCTCAGCATCTGGTCCATCGCCTTATGGCTCATGCGTTCCTGGCCCAGATTCCCGGCTGCACTCACGTCAACCACATCAACGGAGTGAAGACCGATAACCGCATCGAGAACCTCGAATGGTCCAACAAAAGCCTGAACCAACTGCATGCGATGAAAGCTGGACTCTACAAAGGTCCGCCGCTGAAGCAGGGAATGGCGGCTGGCAATTCCAAGCTAACCGATGACCAAGTGCGACGGATCAGAGAAATGCGATCCACTGGCATGGCTTATCACCGCATAGCCGCCGAGTTCGGTATCTGGGCAAGCGCAGCTCACTATGTCTGCACATCCGGTTGGAAGAGCGTTACCTAGCTGTTGGCGTCGCAGGACGGGGAATAGGCGTCCTCGCCAAGCGATCCGCTTGAATGAGAGTATTTAAGGTCTGATGATGGGTTTGTGGAATTTTTGCGGCGGTTAATGCCGTCGTGGCTTGTGTGTTCTGGATATCCGCCTGCTTCTTCTGCAAGTCAGTCATCTGGTGAGCAAACGCCATATTGGATGACATTGCCTCGGGATCAGGCGCCTGGGCCTTAGCAGCGTTATCCGCTGTAAACGGCTCGCCATAAGGAGGCGCGTTGAATTCTGCATGCATCGTATGCAGGGTATGCATTGAGTTGTGCTGGCGTTCTTTGGCTAGAGCAAAATCAGCCGCCGCTTTCGCCTGCTTACCTTGAACGTCAGCTTCGGCATGTGCTGTGGCAAGCTGCTCAGCCTTTTGTTGTTTTTGTGCACCGGCCTGTTGATGTTCCTTAAGGCGCTCAAGCAACATCTCTTTATCCTTAAGCCCAGACGCGGCGATCAATATCTCGGGCGGGATTAATCCTGGCTGCATGCCTGCAAGTTGCACCAAAACCGAAAACTGTTCGTTTTGCAGACTGGGCACATCGATGCCCTCGGCGATGCTGATATCTACGTCGAGCGAGGTGATGTCGTTCTCGACCTCGATGACCTGGAACAGCCTGGGGTCGCCGGGCACGAGCTGCATGCGCTGCGCCGCCATAGCGCGCTTCTCGTCGTCCATCTTCGCCAGCATGTCGATCAGGCGGATCGGCTGATTAATGCCGACATACCGCACATCGTTCAGTTCATCGGTGACGCGCACCCACTTGCCACCGGTCCAGAACTCGCGCGCCGCCATCCACGCCATCTCGTAGACGCGCCTCGACCACATGCGCAGCGCATCGGCCAACGGCTCGTTCGCGGCCTGCCCGCCGGCCTGCTGTGCCAGGATCGCACGGCCTGACAGCTCGCGCGGGTCGGTGCCGCCCATCGCTGCATTCGGCCCCGCAAGCTGCATCTCAGCCGTCGCGTGCTGCAGCAACTGAAACTGCCCGGTCGCCAACTCGGCGCCGCTCTCAATCTCGAACTTCAGCCCCGGCATCACTTCGACGTAGCCGTCCGGCTTGGCCACCTCGCGCCGCGCCTTATCCACGTCCTGTACCGCGCCCTGCTCGGCAATGACCTGGCGCACCGAAAGCAAATGCAGCGCCTTGGACCGTCGCTTGTTGATCTCATCCTGCAGGCTGATGAGCATGCGGATCATGCCGTAGCGGCCGTTATCGCGGTTGATGTAGCTGGACTGGAGCAGTAACCCACATGCGCTCCGGCCCCGCCGGTCCTTCATCTTGCTCCGCTGCGGCGACGCCAACATGCCGTGTTTCGTGTAGGTCGCCTGATACCAGACGCCACGTTCTAGCCAGTGGCATTGAACAAGACGCACACGGCGGCGGTTGTTGTCTGTCCAGAACGCGGTTTCTGGCCGGTCGTTGTAGCTGAAATCGACGGTAGAGAAGCTGTCCTCGATGACATCCGATGCCTCGGGATACATCTCCTCCAACTGGTCGCGATCGACCCAGATCACGATGCCCTTGTACCTGGCATCGGAGAAGTCGAACGACCTGGAGTGCGGGTCATACCAGACGCGGTCCCACGGGACGTGCGTAATCGTCACGTTGGCGCCACCGTTGCCGTCGTCCTCCAGGCCGATCTCTGCGGCGCCGGCGCCCTCCACCAGCATGTTCTCATAGACGCTGCTGCGGATCATGCTGAAGTTGTTGTCATCGGCGATGAACCGCAGCGCCTGCGTGGCGGCGTCGGCCAGGTCTTCCTCTTGCGGTGTGCGGGCATATGCCTTGGGATCGGTGCGCGCCTTGCGCTCGATGCCGCACAGTAGCTGGATTTTCTCGATGCACTTGTTGATGACGATCGCCGGCTGGCCGCGCTTCTTCAGTTCGGCCAGCTCCTCCTTGGTCCACTGGGCACCGTCCACATAGTCACGGTCGCGCTGCGCCAGGGTGATCTCGTCCTGCCGCGCCATCTCGCTTTCCTCGAACCACCGCACCAGTTCGCTGTGCAGTTCATCGAGGTCGCGCGGATACTCTGCCTCGGCATCGATGCCGACGACGGCTGGCTCGTTCTGCGGATCGAGAGGTGGGACGATGGCCATGGCGTCGCTCATTGCGGCATCATCAGTTGGTTCTGTTGCATGAAATGCTTCGCCAGATCGGGCCGCTGCCGGAGTAGTTCGAGGAGCAACGGATGCGTCAGCGCGTTGGCTGGCAGCGATCCAGTGACCTCTTGCCCCGGCATTTGAGTCAGGTTTTCCTCACCGACCCGACGCATCGAGTAGCTGCCATCTGGCGGCCTGATCTCCATACCTGGATCGGCCTCCACGCCTGCTCGATTAGGCGGGAGGCGCCACGTCCAGTCACGGGCCGGCTCTGGCGCGCGATAGAATGGGCTGCTGATTGCCATGACTGTTCCGGGTTAAGTGCCCCGATCCGAACCGACGTGCTCGGGGCGACACACGGGTTACACGTCGGGAGGAAACCGACGCCGGCTCGGGATGGAGGATGCGATGTGTGCTAGAACGGCCCCATGAGCGACATGCCCACCTTCGCCGAGGCGCTACCCGGCTTCATCGCGTTTGGTGTCGGCATCGTGTTGTTTGTCGGGGCGGCAGTGGCCCTGCTGGGGATCGGAGCGATACTCACTGAGATCTACCGATACGTGCGCACGCACCCCGACATCAGGTAATCAGCCAGCCCCACGCCGGGTGCCAGGCTGAGCGGTTGTGCTGCGTGAACTGGTCGTCAATCCAGGCGTATGCCGGCACCGCCTCGGTCACGCCGTTGCGCACCGCCACAGCGAGTGCCGCACGGGCATACTGCACATAGCCCACAGATCCGGTGCTGGCGTTGTAAAGCTCGGCCATGCCTGTGGGATCATCTGGCATAAACGGCACCTCGTCGGCATGCATCGCGGTCATTCGCATAGCGCACTCGGTCCATGACCGGTATGTCGGCCCGGTCAGCACGCGCCCAGCGGAGTGCTCCACGCCTACGGTGCGCTCGACGTGCCACATCTCCACGTCGGAATTGTCCACCACCGTGAACGTCTCGTTGTCGATGCGGGCACTGAACGGCGGCACGGGCCACGGACCACCGCCGTAGCTGTCCACCATGATCGTGGTGTCTGTCGCAGACATCGGCGCTATCAGCGAGCAGGTATAGACGAGGCCGGTCTGATACGGCACCGGGGTGGCGCGCGGCCACTCCACGCCCTCGATGCGCTTGGCCTCGGAATGGATGCTCCATCGCGCCGGCTCGCTCCACTCCTCGAAGCCAAGCTGCACGCATAGG